ATGGGCACCATCAACGCACGTAAGCGCAAAGACGGCACGACCGGATATACCGCTCAAATCCTTAAGAAGCAAAACGGCAAGATCGTCCATCGCGAGGCGAAGACGTTTGACCGGAAGCAGGCTGCTGACGCCTGGATCAAGCGGCGGGAGACCGAGCTATCGGAGCCGGGCGCGTTAGAGCGCGTCAAGGCGCCCGATGCAACGCTTGCCGATGCGATCGACAAATACATCAAGGAGTCGAGAAAAGAGATCGGCAGGACCAAGGCGCAGGTCCTGAACTCAATCAAGGACTACGACATAGCGAACATGGATTGCGCAGCCATCCGCAGCGATGACATCGTTTCGTTCGCTCGCGAGCTACTGGCGGGCAATCGCCAGCCGCAGACGGTCGGCAACTACCTTTCCCACCTCGCCGCAATCTTCCGCATAGCGCGGCCAGCGTGGGGCTACCGGCTCGACCAACAAGCGATGAAAGATGCACACGTGGTTCTGCGAGACCTTGGCACCACGTCCAAGAGCAAAGAACGCAAGCGGCGCCCTACCCTCGATGAACTCGACAAGATCATGCAGCACTTTGTCGACCGGCAGGCACGAGCGCCACAATCCGCGCCGATGCACCGCATCATCGCCTTTGCGATCTTCTCGACGCGCCGCATGGAAGAAATCACGGGCATCACATGGCCAGACCTCGATGAAGCGCACAGCCGCGTCATGGTCAAGGATATGAAGCATCCCGGCCAGAAGGTCGGCAATGACGTTTGGTGCGAACTTCCCGACGAGGCATTGCGCATCGCGCAAGCCATGCCGAAGGGGAAAGACGAAGTCTTCCCCTACTCAACCGATGCCATCGGCGCGGCCTTCACGCGGGCTTGCGCCCTTCTCGGAATAGAGGACTTGCATTTCCATGATCTTCGCCACGAGGGCGTGTCGCGGCTTTTCGAGATGGGCAAAACCATCCCGCAGGCCGCTTCCGTATCAGGGCATAGGTCATGGCATTCACTGCAACGCTACACGCAGTTGCGGGAAACCGGCGACAAGTTCGCCAACTGGAAGTGGCTGGACGTGGTGACCAAAGCGTCAGCCAAAACCTAATTGGAGCATGTATTGCACATCATGGATATCCGCCCCGAGCCTTACAGTTCGGGCAGCACAATTGCACTTTTCGACGTTCAGCTAACCCCTGACATCCGCCTATTTAACCTGAAGCTCATTGAGAACCCACGCGGTCGACGTGTTCACGCGCCGAAGGCCTTCTGCGCCAGCGTCGCCACATTCTCCCCTGCCCTTGCCGAACAATTGACGCGCGCCGCGAGCGCAGCCCTTGCTGGTGTGAATGCCGGAGTGCGTGATGCAGCCTAACGAAACGTTCCTCGACCTAATCAACAATGGCGACACCGAGCGGCTGGCATCATTCCACTACGGCAATATGGCTAGGACGGGCGGATCGATCATGGTGGCGCCAAATGGCGTTGCCTTCGATGACTACAACTTCAAACGCGAACTGCTGCAGCCAAGAGCCGACTGCGAGCCGGCCGACATCGATGAAGCTCTTCGCTGGTGCGTTCTAGTTGACGACATTCCGCAGTGCGAGGCGGACACTGCGGTCATTGTCTATCTCGACCGCGCAACCGGCCACACCATCATTGCCGCCCTCTGCGGCCCGGCGCATGACCACAATGTCGCCATCCGCATCGTGGCGCGTGATCTAAAGGCGGAACAGACCGACGAACCACCACGCAAGATCATCTCAATTGAGGCTGAGCCGGCACCGCGGCAAGCCGCCAATGACAATCGCCCGACCAGCTTCAATGCTCGCGATCTAATGGCGATGGAATTCGAGCCGGTTCGGTATGTTGTGCCTGGCTACATCGCGGAAGGCTGCACGATCCTGGCCGGTGCGCCAAAGCTCGGTAAAAGCTGGCTCGTCCTACAAGCCGCGATGGCCGTTGCGCGAGGCGGCTATTGCCTTGGCGGAACGTGCGAACAAGGCGACGTCCTCATGCTGGCATTGGAGGACAATCCGCGCCGTCTGAAAGACCGACTTCGGATGCAGAACCCGACCGATGGCGTTCTAGGTTTGAAGATGCCTGAAAACCTGCAGTTCGAAACCGAATGGCCGCAGGCCGATAGGGGCGGCATCACCAAAATCGAGGAATGGCTGAAGGCGCATCCGAACGCGAAGCTGGTCATCATCGACGTGTTGAAAATGTTCCGTGCGGCCCGCAAGGGGAACAAGAACGCCTATGACCTCGATTACGAGGACATTCGCCCGCTGACCCGTGTCGCCAATCTGTACAAGGTGGCGATCGTCGTGGTCCATCACACCAACAAGGGCGCACACACGGCTGACCCGTTTGACCGCGTTAGCGGAACGGGCGGCATCAGCGGTGCAGCCGACGCGACATTGACGCTTGAGCGCAACGAAGCCGGCGTAGTGCAACTGTACGGCCGAGGCCGCGACATCGAGGAAATCGACACTGCGGTTTCGTTCCAGAAGTCGACCTGCACGTGGACGGTGCGCGGTGACGCGGCCGAAGTCAGCATGTCCGATACGGCCGCCAGGATTGTTAGGGCAATGAAGGACGCGGACGAGCCGATGGGGCCTGCCGCTATTGCAACCGCTTCAGGTGTAAAGCCCGTTGTCGTGCGCCAGCATCTGCCACGGTTGGCGAAGGAAGGGCGGATTCAGAAGGAAGGCCGCGGCATGTGGGTGATCGCCGGGAAAGTAACAGAGCCTTCTAACCCCCCGTTACAAACGTCACAAACGTCACAACCAGAATCCCCGGATGATGAAAGTAACGAATGTAATGAAAGTAACGAGGGGTTTGAGAGCCCGTTACATCGAGAGGCAGCCTGATGGCTAAGTGGCCCTACAACACATCCACATGGCAGCACCTGCGGCAAGCCAAGCTATCGGACCAGCCTTTGTGCGAGGCGTGCTTGCGGCGGGAAGTCGTCACGATTGCTGACGCCGTCGACCACATCGTTGCTATCGAGAAAGGCGGGGAACCATTCCCGCCGCTCGACGGTCTCATGTCTCTGTGCTTGCCGTGCCACAACAGCAAGACGCGACGCGTCGATAGCGCGGACAGCAAAGGCCGCTCTCGTTTCAAGGGTTGTGACGTCGATGGCAACCCGTTGGACGAGGCCGACGACTGGTACGCCCCATGGGGCTTGGCATCGCCAGGATCGACGCCGGCAAGACCGCCGTGCCCCCGAAAGAAAGAATTAGTTTCACCTGAAACCAATTGGGAGTTTATCTAATGGGACTGCGTGGCCTCGGCGCCCGCGCAAAGGGCAAATCCATCATATCCGCACCGGCTCGCGAACTGCCGTGGAAGGCGCCCGACCTCACCCGCGTCGAGCGGCTGGTCGCCTTCATGGAGTTTCTGCCGATCACGAAGGGCATACTTGCCGGCCAGACCATGAAGTTGCTGCCGGAACAGATCGAATTCATCGACGCGGTGTACGGCAATGTCGATCAGGACGGCCGGCGCAAAGTGCGGCTGGCGATTCAGTCGCAACCACGTGGTGGCGGCAAGACTGGCTTTCTAGCCGGAATAAATTTGGCCCACCTCCTCGGACCAGAAGCGGAGGCGCGCGGCGAAATCTACAGCGCTGCCATCGATAAACAGCAGGCCGGTCTCCTCTATCGGGAGATGGAAGCAATCATCTCCGCAGTGCCTGAGTTCGAGGAGCGCACGAACTGCCAGCGGTTCCACAAGCGCATCGAAGTTCTGGACGGCGACGGCAAGGGTTCGATTTATGAGTCCCTATCGGCAGATGTTCGGCGCGGCCACGGTTTGGCGCCATCGCTCTGGACCTACGACGAATTCGCGCAGGCGAAGACGGACGAACTCTTGCACAACCTTCAGACCGCGCAGGGCAAGCGGAAAGAGTCGCTGGGGATTGTCATCAGCACGCAAGCAGCGAACGACCATCATCCGCTTTCCGTGATGATAGACGATGCTCTGCGGGGTGAGGACCAATCCGTATATTGCCAGTTGATATGCGCGCCGGATGACGCCGATCCATTCGATGAGGAAGTGTGGAAAGCCTGCAATCCGGCTTGGGGCATCTTCCTTGACGAGACCGAATTCAGGGCACAGGCGGAGCGCGCCAAGCGCATGGCGTCCTTCCTGCCGCGGTTCCTCAATCTGCGTCTGAATCGCCGCGTCGAGGCACAGGAGCGGTTTATTCGGGCAGCCGAATGGAAAGCGTGCGGCGGCAAGGTCGACGCTGCCAGGCTTGCCGGACGGCGCTGCTATGGCGGCTTGGATCTTGGTTCAACGCGCGACCTTAGTTGCTTGACGCTCGTCTTTCCCGACGATGAAGGCGGCTTCGATGTCTTGCCGTTCTTTTGGTGTCCTGGCGACAACATCCTCGAGCGGGAAGACACAGACCGCGTTCCCTATTTCTCATGGTCCAAGGACGGCTTTATCGAGCCGACACCGGGCGCGGCGACGGATTACTCCTTCATCGTCCATAGGCTCGGTGAGTTGGTGCAGACCTATGACCTGCAAGCCGTTGCATTCGACCGCTGGCGCATCAAGGATTTTCAGCGCGACCTAGCTGAGGAAGATATCAGCGTGAACCTTGTCGAGTTCGGCCAGGGCTACAAGGATATCTCGCCAGCGCTGGATTTCATGGAAACACTCATCATTGGCGGAAAGCTACGGCACGGCGACCACCCGGTAATGACGTGGAACGCGGCAAATGCTGCCGTAACGCGCGACCCGGCTGGAAATCGGAAACTGGACAAGGACCGCAGCCGCGAAAAGATCGATGGCTTGGTCAGCTTGTGCATGGCTCTCGGAATCGCACGACGGCACGAGGATGATAGCTTGCCAGCGTGTTTGATGGCGGCATAGGCGAAAACGCCTATCGCGATTTGGCAATTTAGGCGAAAACGCCTTTGAAAACAATGGTTTGACTCCGTCTCCAGCTTGAGCCATGGTGCATTTGTGGCTATTTCGGAGGGGTCAATGAAACGGAAATGTCTAAGCGCCTGGCGCGATGCAGAGGGCATGTGCTGGATCGTGTGGATGGAGGCCGGTCGGGTTTGGCTTGAGTGCGGTGAGTTTCGGCTAACCGCAGCCGGTCGACGGGCGTTGAACTAGGAAAGGGATGGGAAATGGAACGTGTAGTAATGCAGTGTCTTCGCGACGACATCGAGGACGAACGCGGAAGACTGATTGAGGCGATGGTTTCGCGCAACAGTTGGAACCTGGACGAAGCTCGCAAGCTCGCTGAGCTACAGGGCGCGATCATGGCGTTTGATGCTGAACTGGCGATGCCGCCTAGGCCAGCCCCTACCGGTCCGCGCGTCGAGTATGGCGAGGACGGTTGGCCGAAGAAATAGGGCCATGCGTGCGGCCATGCGGCGGCTTCGGCTTTCCGCGTGGCGCCCTCGGAGCTTTCCAGTCAAAACCCTATATATGGTGTGCGCGTCGAGAAAATTTCGTATATCTTGTGCCTTGCCTATAAAAAAGCCACAATGATTTGCGATCCTATTGTCGAATCGGGTTTTTGAGTCGATTCGTCCGGGCAATGACTGTTGCAAACAAGCAACAGTTTGCGCCTTATCACAGGTTTCTAGCGCGAGCAAGCAATTATCGGTTGCAATCGTAAGAAAAATGTGCTACTATAACTTTTTGAAAGTCGAACTGCGATTCGACAATTTTAGATAGCGGCATGTTCCGCTTACAAGCACCGCGCGAAAACCGCGGATGATATAGAAACCGGCAAGGGAACAGCCGGGAATGAACTTGGGATTGGCAGCCATCGCTGCCGGGAGTTTCACAATCTGAGAGTTTTCGGCCTGCCGGCTTTTGCCGTGCGGGCTATTCGTGTTTCCGGCGTTTGGGCCGGGAAACCCCGACCGATCGGCGGGAAAAGCAAAGGGGCCGCGGTGGCCTAGGAAACGACCGCGAACCCCTCATTTCTACCAACTGTCCAAGAAAGGACAAACATTACATGAACGTTCATATCCTTCAGGAACAGCGTGCCACCAAGGTAGCCGCTCTGAAAGCCCTTGGCAACGATCTTACGGGCGACAACGCCACGAAGTTCGACGCGCTGGAAACCGAAGTCCGCGATCTCGACAAGCAGATCGGCCGGGCCAAGACGCTGGCCGAAATCGAGCGCGCCGCGCCTGCCATCGTTTCGTCCGACAACCTTGGTGACGGCAAGTACGAAGAGCGTGCCCGCGATTTCTCGATCACGAAGGCCATTTCCGCCGCGATTGGCGATAACGTCGACGCTGGCTTTGAGCGGGAAATGTCGCAGGAAGTCGCCAAGCGTTCAGGCAGGAAGTTTCAGGGCATCGCCGTTCCGGACGAGGTGTTCCTCGAACAGCGTACCTTGCTCGCCGGCTCGACCGCTGCCGACCTGATTCCGAACGTGCACCGCGGCGACCTCTTCATCGATCGCCTGCGGGCCAAGCTCGTTGTCGGCAGGCTGGGCGCAACTGTTCTCGATGGTCTCGTCGGCACCGTCGACATCCCCCGCCAGACTGGTTCTAGCACCGGCCAGTGGGTTGCCGAAGACGGTTCGCTCACGGAAACGGATGCCGCCTTCGATGACGTGAACCTGGCGCCGAAGACGGTTGGCGCAATGACCTCGTTTAGCCGCCGTACGCTCATCAACGCAGTTCCTGCCATCGAGCAGCTGGTCCGCAACGACCTGGCCGCTGTGATTGCCAACGCGATTGACGACAAGGCCATTTCGGGCGACGGCACGTCCAATACGCCGACCGGCATCCTTAGCACTGCTGGCATCGGCTCTGTCGCGCTGGGCACCAATGGTGCTGCACCGACCTGGCAGTCGATCCTCGACCTGATCGCCGCGCTGGAAACCGCAAATGCCGAAGGCAGCGCATTCCTCACCAATCCGAAGGCGGTGAAGAAGATGCGCGGCACGCAGAAGGTTTCGGCGACCGATTCTGTGATGCTGCAGGAGGCTCCGGACAGTCTGGCCGGCTATGTGCTCGCAAGCACGAATCTGGTTCCGAGCAATCTCGTCAAGGGTACTTCCGGCGCGGTTGCATCGGCCCTGATCTTCGGCAACTTCGCCGACCTGATCGTGGCCAATTGGAGCGGCACCGATATTTTAGTGAATCCTTATGAAACCACTGCGTACGCCAAGGGCCGCGTCATTGTGCGAGCGATGCGCGACGTCGACGTTGCAGTGCGGCACGCCGAGTCCTTCGCAGCCATCAAAGACATGCTGACCGTCTGATGACCGCGGTTAGCCTTGCTGAGGCCAAGGCACATCTTCGCGTCACGTTCGACACTGACGATGACTATGTGACTTCGCTTTTAGAGGCTGCCGAGGGGTATGTGACCGAGATCGGGGTGGCGATTGCCACCCCGGTTCAGGCGCCCATACGGCACGCCATCCTGCTTCTAGTTTCGCACTGGTATTCGAACCGCGACGCAGCGGCCGAGGCACCACCGAGGGCAATTGCCTACGGAGTCGACGCCTTGGTGCAACCATTCAGGACACAAACGATATGAGCACCATTGAAACGCGCGCCGCACATGAGGTGCGAGCGGAGGGCCGCAAGCTGACGGGTTATGCCGCAACGTTCGGAGTCGAAACGCGCATCGCGGACTTTTCCGAGACGATCAAGCCAGGTGCCTTTTCCGCTTCGCTGGCAAGCAACGCCGATGTTCTCGCCCTGGCAGATCACGACGCATCGAAAGTCCTCGCCCGCACGAAAAGCGGCACGCTTCGGCTAGCCGAAGATACCCGCGGTCTGAAATTCGAGTTGGACATTCCGGACACTTCAGCCGGACGGGATATCCTAGCGCTCGCCCAGCGTGGAGACCTAGGCGGTTGCTCCTTCGGCTTTACCGTGCCTGAAGGCGGCGACCATTGGAGCGGCGACAGACGCGAGTTGCGGAACGTCGTGCTGCACGAAATCAGCATTGTGTCGGCGCATCCGGCCTATCCGCAAACCAGCGTGCAGGCACGCTCACGTAAGGAGCGCACTACTGCTGATCGTCGGATTGCGCTTCTCGACTTGGAGGCTGCACGATGAGACTTTGGCCATTTGGGAAGAAAGCAGAGACCCGCGACCTGACGTCGTGGGATCTTCTGCAGGGTACGACCTATTACAGCGCTACCGGCACGCCTGTTAGCCCTGAGGCAGCGGCCGGCCATGCCGTGGCCCACCGGTGCATTTCGGTCATTGCGGAAAACCTGGCAAGCGTGCCGCTCGTCCTGTACCGCAAGACGGCAGACGGAGGCCGTGAGCCTGCAACTGAGCATCCGTTATATGACGTCCTACAGACGCAGTCCTCGCCCCTGCTTACCGCCTACGAGGCTCGAGAGGCGCTGGTCGTTTCTTGTCTGCTCTTTGGCAATGGCTATGCCAAGGTGGAGAGGAATGGCAGGGGTCAAGTCTCCGGCCTGATCCCGATCCCGGCTGGCAGGGTTTCGGTCGAACAACTTGCATCCGGCAGGCTTCGGTACCGCGTCAGCCCGATCACGGTTTCGAGCTCGGAAACGCTCCTGCAAGACGACGTGCTTCATTTGCGATACCGGCTTGACCGAACGACCGGATTCCTTGGTCAATCACCGATCTCGATCGCAGCAGCCACGTTTGGGCTTGCGCTTTCGCAACAGGAGCAAGCTGGTTCCGCCGCAGAAAATGCTTTCCGCCCAAGTGGAATTTTGAGCTTCCCTGACAAGCTTTCCGGCGCGGGCAAGGAAGACATTATCACCAAATTCCAGGCCAGGCTGATCGGCTCGCTTAAGGCAAATCAGCCGCTTGTGCTGGACGGTGGCGCAACCTGGTCGAACATCAGCTTCAACAGCAAGGATTCGGAATTCCTGGCTAGCCGTCAGCTTTCCAATCTTGATGTTTGCCGCATCTTTGGCGTGCCGCCTACCGCTGCCGGAATTGTGGATCAGGCCACGTATTCGAACGTCGAAGGTGAAAGCCGAGCCTTGGTTCAGCGCTGCCTCCAGCCATGGGCCAAGCGTATCGAACAGACAATGAATGTTTCGCTGCTGTCGCCGGAGAGCCGCAAATCGCTCTTCATATCCCATGACCTCGACCAACTGTTGCACGGTGATCTCGCGGCCCGATACGGCGCCTATGCGATCGGCCGCAATGGCGGATGGCTTTCCGTCAACGACATCCGGCGAAGCGAGGACATGAGCACCATTAAGGACGGCGACAGTTATGCGCAGCCGCTCAACATGGGGATTGTCGGCGCCAACGATAATCGCGGCAAGCTGGCGGGTGCAGCATGAGCGCCGGTCAGCTTCGGGAGTCCGTGACGCTGCAGAGCTATACGGAGGTCGATGACGGACATGGAAACACGTACTCAGAATGGGCAGACGTGGCCACCGTGCCGGCCCGCATTCGCTACATCAAAGGGTCAGAGCAAGTTCTGGCAGGCCGACTTACCGGTGTGCAGCCAATCGTAATCACCATCAGAAACGGCGGCCCTGTGGCCGCTGTCACGACAGACTGGCGGGCGCTCGACGCGCGCGCCAGCACCCCATTCAACATCAGATCGATAATCAGAGCAGAGAGAGGCGATTACATCGACCTTCTCGTTGAGGCAGGAGTCGCAACATGACCTTCACTACCGAAATCACTGGTATGACATTTTTCCGCGGCAGCGTCGGCAAGTCCGGCGTGCATCGCTTGGCGCTGGCGGAAGTCCACATCCCCGAAATGGGAATGCACATCAACGGCGTGCAACTGACCTGGACACCTAATAAGGGCTACGCTGCACAGTCCCCTTCCGCGATGATCCACGGCGCAATCTACGCCGTGACTTGGGCGCTTAAGAGCGACTTTGCCTGCGACCTCGCTCAGAAGATGGTGAAACTTTACGAGGCCATGGGCGGCAAGCTTCCGTCCGACGAGACGGCCGCGGCAATCACAAACGCGGGAGACCCCGGCAAGCCGAAAACTGTTGAGGCAGATCGGAACAGGGCCAACGGCGCTCGTCGGATTGCGGAAAGGGCGAGCCGCGAGGATCACGAGATTGAGCGGCGCGTCGTGCCGTTCAAGATTCATTCCGTAGACGGCAAGCCAATTGACGAATGGAATGCCGACGTCGAGCGCGAACTCGATCGCATGGACGATGGGAAGGACGATGCGTCAGGCTTACACGCTTTCCTTGGCGTCGACGCCGTTTCGGAAGCGATGGACCGGGCTGGGCTTTGATGCGGGCCGCCAATGACAACCGCCCTTCCCTCAACACTGCCTTTCTTCTGATGGCGCAGTATAGCGGCAAGGCCGTGATCCCGGTGGAGGACATCTGCCGGGATTACTTCAGCCATCTCGACCCGATGAAGTTCGTTCGGAAGGTTGGCGCCGGAGAAATCGCGATTCCGCTCGTGCGGATGGAGAACAGCCAGAAGTGCGCCAAAGGCGTCCATCTACAAGATTTGGCCGACTATCTGGACGAGCGGCGGGCAGCGGCTATCAAGGAGCGCGACCAGCTTGCGGCCTAAGTACGACGAAAATCCTACATTGGACGGACGCGATTCGCTAAGTATCGATAAACACGATGCTTTTCGGCTTAGTCCGTCCAGTCCATCATGGGCGCTATGGCAAGCGTCGTTTCCATAAGCCTATTTGCTCTTTGCCGTCGATCTCGCAGTCAAATCCGCTGGCACCATCTATCGTATTTTCCTTTATTTTCAAGCGCTTCGAATGGGAAGGAGACAAAAGTCCCTGGATATGTGCGACTATTTCCGATTCACACTTTTTGTTAAAAAGCAATAGTCAGATTTGAAATTTCCACAAATAAGCGTAAAGTTTCGTGCGCTCATTTCGTGAGCGGGAGGCGTACAGGCAGTCCATGCCTGTCCAAGAGGGGGTTGAGTATGCCCTCATTGTCGATCCTTGGCACCCGCCGTTGGCGGGTTGCCGATGCGCTTAGGACGCATCCGCCTACAATTGCCTGACGGGGCATGGCGCGGAGGGGAAGTGGCGGCTCCTCCCAACACCCTCTACCCCAGTAAGCCAATTCACCACTCCAGTTCCTTTAACAATGGCGCGTGGCGCCGGCCTTGCCGGCGGATGCGCGCCCATGCGTCCGGCTGCCAGCGTTGGGGCTGGTTTCACGCCTGCCGCATTGAAACCAGGGAGAATCGTAATGACGATCAGCTTCGTTCTCAACGGCAAGGCCGTCAACGACCAGACCGCCAGTTTGCAAACCACCGATGACGACACCGATGTGGCGTACTCTTCTCTGCCGGCGACGTTCCAGACCTACCTGGAGGCCACCCTCGGGTTGAACTCCGCGTTTCCGACCAGCATCGGAGTCGCGACCAAGACGAACTCGGTCACCGTCAACGCCACCACCGGCTCCCAGCTTGCTGGCACGACGTTCACCGACGGCGGCGGCGGCACGCTCAATGGCGATGACAGCGGGCTCAACACCGTCGACGGCAAGGACATTCTGCTCTTCGCGGATGGAAACGACATTGTAATCGGCAAATATGACAGCGATGGCAACGGCAGCGCCGACGCGATCGCTTTCGTCATCTTCAAGGTGGACGCGATCAACGCCGGCGCGACCAGCGACCAGGTAACGTTCCACATTGTCACCTACGTGCCGATCTTCCATGGCAACACCGGCGACCCGGATGACGCGGTCGATCTTGGCAACACCCTCAGGCTCGCGGCGACCGAGACGCTCAACTTTGGCTTTGCCGGAGCACCCTCGGGCAGCAACCTGTTCATGATGTTCGGCGATCCAAACTCCACCCAGATCGTGGTGATCGGGAAAGACCCCCTCAATCAGTCCCAGGGCGGAAACATCACGACCAAGGATGTGCTCAACATCAGCCAGGCCGGCAGCACCACCTCGTTCGGCGTCAACGGCAACCAGATCAACCCCGCCGAGGGCGCGTTCATCACCTATGTCACAGGTGCGAATCCGAACTTCCTCGTGCCCAACCTGGACCAGAACGAGGCCGACGTCGAAGCCAACATCGCCTTCCAGAACGTCGTCAATGCAACGGGGGCGTCCTTCACGGTCAACCAGACCAATCCGGGCGTCGGTCCGGTGACCGTCAAGATCACGGCCTACAACACCGCCGCGGAGCCGGGCGTGAATTTTGTCGATGGGCTCACCGGCGACACGCAGGTCGCCATCACATCGGCCTCGGTCACC